GGGGGGGTGTCTGGAATATATGAAACAGCTGCCAGACAAAAGCATTGACCTGATTGTCACTGATCCCCCATACGGAAAGAAAGCAGACAAAGGCACAAACGGCTTCGGACAGGCGAAAAACAGAAGATATGCAGGCGGTTGGGATAGCAAAAGACCAGACAAAGAAGTGTTCGATGAAATGCGCCGTATATCAAAGAACATGATTATATTCGGGGCGAATTATTTTGCGGACATGCTGCCAGTGTCGAATTGCTGGATATTCTGGGATAAAAAAGGCGAAGTGAAATTTCAGAACCCTTTTGCAGATGGCGAATTGATATATACAACATTCAAGAAGCCAGTGAAAAGAATTGTATTCAGGCAGCAGGGTTTCATCACAGACAGCAAAGATGTGAGATACCACCCGACACAAAAGCCGTCAGAACTGGTCGCACAGCTGATTGAAATGTTTTCAGAAGAAGGACAGCTGATCTTCGATCCGTTCATTGGAAGCGGCACAACGGCAATCGCAGCAATAAGGACTGGCAGAAAATACATAGGTTGCGAGATTAACGAAGAATTTTGCCAGATATGCGAAGAACGAATAAAACAGGAGGAAACACAATGGCGAACATAGATGTCATGTACAGCAGCAAGACAGATCAGTGGGCGACACCTGACGACTTCTTCAAAGAACTTGATCAGGAATTTCATTTCAACCTTGATCCTTGCGCTGACGAACAGAATCACAAGTGTGAAAAGTATTTCACGAAGGAAGACAATGGTCTTTCAAAGGACTGGGGGGGTATCGCGTGTTTTGCAATCCTCCGTATGGTAGAGCGATTACAGACTGGGTTGAAAAAGCGTACAGAGAAGGAACAAAAGACAACACGATTGTTGTTATGTTGATACCAGCGAGAACAGACACAAGATATTTCCACGACTTCATTCAGCACCGATCAGAAATCAGATTTGTGAAGGGGCGTTTGAAGTTCGGAAACAGCAAACAGGCAGCCCCATTCCCTTCAATGGTAGTTATATTCAGGGGTGCTGGAATGTAGGAAGGAAAAGCAATGACAGCGAATTTTGATGAACTTGGCTTCATAGTGGCTGCGGAATGCGTGCCAGATACATGCACGATTTGTCCGTTCTGGCTGACTGACATGGGGCTATTAAAAGACGGCGTGTGCTTCCTGACAGGGCATACAATCCCATTACTGGACGGAGAAGGCGACAGAAAGGTCATGGACGACTGCCCGATCTTACAGCTGAAGCATACAGATTATAAAAATATCGTGAGGATAAAGAAAGAACATGTGGAAGATATTCTTTACATACAGCGACAGATCGAAGCTGACAGTGACACATAAAGGCTGTATCACATTTGAACAGGCTTTGAAGTATCACATCAGATACGGACTGATTGCGGATGCAGCAGTCTTTCAACAATACCCGAAGAAAGACAATGCAGCAGTCGGTCTGGAAGAAAAACTGAAGGAAATCTGGAACGCTGAAGAAATCGGCACGACATACGATGACTTTATGAAGTCGATGTCGGCTGAAGCATTCAGGAAAGCACTGGATGAATTGAAAGAGAAAATCACAAGAAAGGAGAAACACGCATGAACACACCAGACGCAAGAAGAATATTTGAAGCAATAGCAATGATCCTGTCGAACAGGAATGATGGTATCAGGGTGCAGCTGTCGGAGATTAAGACAAAGGCAGCGAAAGCATCTTGAAGGACAAAAAAGAAAGCCTTCGGACTAGCTTGGCGGCTTCCGAAGGCGATCCAGATTGTGACTTTTTAAGGTCTGCACATCTATAAAAAATTATACAGCAGACTTCCAAAAAAGTCAATAAATCAGGGACTTTCAAAAGGCTTCGCGTCCTTGTAATAGATAGTAACAAATCAAAGAAATATATATAAATATCTATAACAGGAGCAAAGAAGGACATGAAGAGAAGGAAGAAAGCTGTGTATATAGATTATGACTATGAAGCAGCATACCAGAAGATGTTGACTGACTTGGAAGAAGACAACATGTGCAGGATGCTGAATGAAGGCAAGGTCAGATCAATATATGCCACTAAGGAGATAAAGGCAGCAGAGCAGATGGATGTTGAAATATATCCAGAGTTCAGAAGAGGACAGAAAGAGCAGATACCAGACGAAGCAAAGCTGAAGAAGCAAAGACAGGCACAAAGAAATCTGAATGAGAAGAACAGCAGGAAGGAATGTGAACGGACGATCAATGCGAACTTCACGGACAATGACATCTGGGGAACACTGACATATACAGACGACAACATGCCGAACAGCATGAAGGAAGCGCAGCACGATATGACGCTGTACATAGGACGACTAAACTATGAGCGAAGGAAGAAGGGACTTGCAAACCTGCGTTATGTGTATGTGACAGAGTGTTCAGACAAAGGACGATGGCATCATCATTTTGTGTGCGATGGCGACATGGGGCTGGAAGCGGTTGAAGAAAAGTGGAAGAAGGGGCGCAGGAATCAAGTGCGCAGGCTTCAGAAGGATGAACATGGACTGTCAGGAATGGCGAACTACATCACGAAACAGAAGCACCCTGAAAAGAAGGACAAAGAACCGAAACCAGTTGAAAAGTATCAAAAGGCATGGAAAGCAAGCAAAGGACTGAAAAAGCCTGAAGTGAAAAAGAATCACTATAAATTCAAGCAGAAGGATGTTGACGAAATCGTCACAGGTAGATGCGATCTGGAAGACAAGCTGAAGAAATGGTATGCAGCAGACGGCTACAAGCTGACATCGTATGAAGTCAGATACAACAACATGAATGGCAGATTCTACATATACGCAAGAATGTATAGACAGCCAGAGAAAGGAGAAAAGATTGACAAAGCAACAAGTAAGATTAAGCAGAAAACAGCGAAGAAGAAGGCAAAGAAGAAGACAGCTGCACGATGCAGTACATAACTTCATCAGGACAGCAAAGAACTTTCTTCAGCGCAAACCGAAGACGGCAGCAGCAATCCTGATCACATTCATCACAATATATGTGGCGGTAATGCTGGCATTTGCGATCGGCGACATGATCAGCGCAAAAGGAAAGACGGCAACAGAACAGGAAAGCGAAGCAGAAGAACAGACAGAAAGTGACTTGGATGCAGATGAAGAATATCCATTCAATACAATGTCACAGGATTGGAGTGGCGAAGACATGGAAGGATTCTGCTATCACGAAATATCAGACGAATGCAAGGCAGCAGGCGGCAAGTTTCCAGTAATGGCACAGATATATACATACATTGTTTGTCAGAACTATAGTGTTGACTATGAAATGGTGTTCGCACTGATCGAACAGGAAAGCGAATGCAACTGGAACGCTTCAGGCGATGGCGGCACATCATGGGGATATATGCAGATAGCGCAGAAATGGCACAAAGAAAGAATGCAACGCCTGAACTGCACTGATCTGACAAATCCATATCAGAATGTGACAGTCGGCATTGATTACCTGAAGGAGATTCAGGACAGCTTGCAGGAAGTTCCAGAAGATGTGCGTCCATACTACGTTCTGGCGGTCTACAACTACGGAGCAGCAGGCGCAAAGGAAAACTTGTGGAATCATGGTGTGTATAAATACAGCTACAACACAGCGATCATGGAAAGAGCAGCACAGCTGAAAGCAGAGAAAGAAAGACAGGACACGAAGGAGGAATAAAAGTGGACAACAAAAAAAGATTGTGCTTGGAAGATGCAGTCACGAACGCAGAAATCTACGCAGTGAAAGTGATTGAAGAAGAACTGAACCGAAAAGGAATCGCACCGAACAGCATTGAAAGAAAAATCATCATCACACGCACAGCGGATGTGCTGGCAGCACACAGGGAAGAAGTCAGGGATATGTATAAAAAGTCAGGATTGCTTCTTCAGGACTGGATCATAAAAATGTCAGGCATAAAAGACCTGATCGCATTCAAGAAAATGAAGCAGCTGGGATTCACTGGCGATGTCATGCAGGACATGAAGAAGATGGAGGAAGCGCGATGAATATGAAGTATGCGATGCGTTCGGAAGATACCGAACAGATCAATGTCATCAGCTGGGCTTCTTGGCAGATGCAGAAATATCCTGAACTGAAATGGCTGCATCATATCCCGAACGGCGGCAGCAGGAACAGAGCCGAAGCAGTAAAGCTGAAGCAGATGGGCGTGAAGTCAGGCGTGTCGGACTTATGCCTTCCGTATCCGAAAGGAATATATTGCGGCTTATACATCGAAATGAAGTATGACAAGGGCAGACACCAGCCGTCACAGAAAGAGTTCTTGACCGATATGGCGGCAGCAGGACACTATGTCGCAACATGCTACACAGCAGAAGAAGCGATCAAGGTCATTGAAGAATACATCAACTTGATTGACGGAAACGGAATCAAAGCAATGTTCATTGAAGGAGAAAACAAAGCAATGATGTCAGTCCAGAACAACAGCGTATGGAAAGACGGCGAAGTGAAACCGCTGAAGGTGTAGGACATGAACGGATATGCGGCAGCAGTCAGACAGTTTTATGACATATACAGACCGATCGCAAGGAAGTACGGACTGCGGATGTCAAGCCACACTTCAATATATGACGATGGATGGATAAAGATATATAAAGGCGAAGGAGCAGACAGACAACAGATCATCAAGATTGAAGAAGCGAACGACACAGACCTATACGACAGGGCAAGGGAAGCAGTGATCAGCTGGGAGAACAGCAAGAAGGAAAGAAATGCAAGACGATAAAAAAGCACATCAAATCACATTGCAGGAACTTGGGATCATACCGAAAGAGCCGAAGCGAAAAGAAGAAGTCAGAAAACAATATGCTTTTCCTTGCGGCGGTTGCGTGTGTAGCCACTGCGCAAACAATGTGGAAACGCCAGACACATGCACAGGAGAAATGAAAGAACCTTGCTTCACATGTGACTATTGCAAGCATTATGACGGAAAAGGAACAGACAGGCGACTTCAAGATTGTGACAAATACATTGTGACGGACGAACACGCGAGAAGGTTAAGAAGACACATAAAAATAATAAACAGGAGGAAAGCACATCAATGAAAATAATAGCAGTAATGAATCAAAAAGGCGGCATCGGAAAGACAATGACCGCAGCAGCTATCGCCTACATAATGGGCGAAGAAAAAGGAAAGAAGGTGCTGATCTGTGACGCGGATCAGCAAGGCAACATATCACTTCTTTACGACAGATTTGATCCTGAAGGACAGGGAATGTCAGAATTGCTTGAAAATCATCAGGCAGCAGGCGGCGCATATTCGACAACAGACCTGATCCGAACAACACCATATGGAAATATTGACATCATACCAGCGAACGGATATTTGATGCGAACAAACATGACACTGCTTCAGGAAGAAGGAGAAGATCAGATTCTTCGATTTGCAGCAGCAATGAATGAAGTCAGAACTATATATGATTATTGCATTGTTGATTGTGGTCTGATTATGGACATGACAGTCACAAATGTGATGATTGCAGCAGACCTTGTGATTGTGCCTGTCAAGATCGGCGGCTTCGAGATTGAAGCAGCTGCAAACATGGACAGTCAGCTGACATCGTTCAGAAGGATAAATCCTGACATTCGCATGAAAGTATTGATGACGATGCGCCAGAAGAACCAGACGACACTTCAGGTTGAAGAATGGCTGAAAACACAGTCAGGACACGATTGTTTTGCGACAGCGATCAGGCGATCAATAATCGCAGAGAAGTCAACAGTCGCACAAGTGCCGCTTCCGAAGTTTTCAAAAAACTGCATCGTGACGCAGGACTATCGTGCAGCAACATATGAATTGATGAAAGAGGTGTGAACATGGGAGTGTATGAGATAATCACAGGAATCACAAAAAACGAAGAAAATCTGAAAGTCGAAATCAGGCAGACGGAAGGAACACTGGAAAGAAATCTTGTGTACATTAAAAACACAAAAACAAACAGGGCGTATTCCTTTACATTAGCGGACGGCGATGAATATGGCGCAGACGCAATGACACGAAATGCGGTTGCAAAGCTACATTCGGACATGTGCGACTGCAACGAAAAGACACTTGACAGAATTGAACATGCGCTGGGAATAAAACTTGAAACATGGCAGTCAGAATATATCCTGTCAGAAGGCATCACATATCCACATGAAGGAAGAAGAACAGGAAAAACGCTTGCATATCAAATCAAGACACTTCTGACAGCACACAACGACATAACGATCTACGGCAACGAAGAGCAATACTATGTTGATGAAATACATGGCAGCGTATACGAAAAAAATTATGTCACAGACCTTGCAAAGTTGTCAGAATACCTTCGCAAAGCTGGCATCGGAGTTCCGAAAGTGACATTGAAACTGGACAAAATGAGAAGAAGGGAGGACGGAATGCGATGGAACTAAAAGGACAAGTCACAATCAGCATTGAAGACTTTGAAAAGCTGAAGGCAGCAGCAGAGCAGAAAGAGTATGCGGAAAACAGACTGACTGCATTCAAGGACAGAATGTCACAATTTTATGAGATTGAAGACACAGAGTTCTGGAAACAGGTCAAAGAGATTGACAGCAAGCCGATGACAGACAGACAGATCGCTATGGCACTATCGAAGGCAAGGGAAACATTGAAGATTGTTGTCGATACAAAAGCACTGAAAAAGACGATCAGGTCAATGATAAATAAAAAAGATTATCCAGACGATGACACACACATTGACCTAGGCAACACAACAGACAAAGAACTGAAAGCAATAGAAATATGCTTCAGAGAACAGGAGGACTGACAATGGCGTGGAATGTAATGGAACAGCTGAACGCAAACGCAAAGAAGGCAGCAGTCGGGGACAACACACCGAAGGCACACTTCAGGACACAGGATGTCAGCATCAATAAAATGTACAGCAACGATAAAAACTTCTATTCGGTTGAGGACATCGAACCGCTGGCACAAAAGATTCTGCTTGTTGGATTGATGGAAAATCTTGAAGTCGTCCACGATCCTTGCGACAGGGGCGAATATAGAATCATAGCAGGGGAAAGACGATGGCGTGCGCTGAAGATACTTGTTGAAAAAGGCTATACAGAATTTGAAAAGGCAACGTGTCAGATTCAGACACCAGCGTCAGAGGAAGAAGAAACACTTCGCCTGATCATCGCGAATGATTACAGAAACAAGACAGTGTCAGACCTTCTGGAAGAAGAAGATAAACTGAAGAAAATATTGCAGCAAATGAAGGAAAACGGACAAACGATCATGGGAATTGACCTGAACAGCGGTCGCATTCGCGATGTCGTTGCATATTTCTTGAAAATAGCACCGACAAAGGTTGCGCAGATCGAGAGCATCAACAAACATCTGATCCCTGAGTTTTCAAAAGAACTGAAAGAAGGTCGCCTGACTTTTTCTGCTGCCTATATGATCAGCGGAATGAATGAAGAAACACAAGCAGAAATGCTGGAACGCTATCAGGAAAACGGCTTGACCTACAAGGAAGTGAAAGAGATCAAGCAAGAACAGGAAGAAAAGGCAGCAGCAGAACAGATTGAAGGTCAAATGAACATTGACCAGTTCACAGAGACAGAAGAGATTGAAGAACCTGAAGACGATGCAGAGGACGCAGGGGACGAAGGCGAATGGGAAGATGCACACCCTGAAAGCATCACATCGCTGTGTTATAGCTGCAAGAGATATTCAGACTGCAATGTGAAGACAGGAACATGTCAAAGCTGCGATCAGTACATCAACAAGGCAGAAGCCGAAAAGACTGAAGAAGAAAGATACAGCGAAGAACAGGACGCGATTGACAGAGAAA